TCGTCAGTCGGATAATGAACAACTGGATGGCAGTGTTTCTTTATCCAATTTACAATTGGGCCATGTCACGCTCTTATGGCGTGCAAAATAAATACAAGATAGCAAAAGGACCATGGCATGACGAGCCCAACAATTAATACGCCGGCAGCAGATTTCCTAGCGTCACTTCACTTTGAATTGACTATTCAGAAATTGCCGTCTGTTTCCTTCATGGTGACAGCTGTTCAATTGCCAGGATTGGCTGTCAACAATCCTTCACTTCAGACGCCATTCGTACCTATTCCTCTGCCCGCAGACAAGGCTTCATTTGAAGAGCTGGCTATAACATTCAAGGTAGATGCGATGATGAAGAACTGGTTAGAAATATACAACTGGTTATATGGAATAGGATTTCCAAAATCTTTTCAAGACAGAGTAAATGTTGAACCATCTGGTAAAATACGCGACCTCTACTCAGATTTGACGCTCGATATTCTTGACTATCATAAACAACCCATCTTGCGAGCAAGTTTTGTTGATGTTCTCCCTAAGTCATTAACTGGATTCGTGGCCAATGTTGCTGACACAAGAGTGAATTATGTGGAGTCAACTGTTAATTTTGTTTACAGACAGTTTACTATAACGCAACTGAAAACTTCGTATTGATAGCGATGACGCTTGATCAACTCTTAGAAGAATGGGACAAAGACGCAAAGATAGACAAATCACATTTAGATAATTGTGCAATTGAAATATCTGTACTGCATGCCAAGTATCTGCGTCTTTATGTTCAGCAAAAACTCCTTCTGCAAAAGCTTCAGAATGATTTCATTCAGCTGAAATCAAAGAAGCGAGCATGGGTATTAGGAGAAATGAATAAGCAAGAGCTTGACGCCGAAGGTTGGAAACCTTGGCTTAAAGCAACTCCACTTAAGAATCAGGTTGATGAAATTCTAGAAGCAGATGATGATTGTATTCTATTGAAATCTCGTTTGGCCATGCAGACTGAAAAGGTAAGTGCGCTGGATAGCATCATTAAAATCATCAGCAATCGTACTTTTCAAATCAGCACGGCCATCAACTTCATGAAATTTCAGAACGGCGTCAGCTAGTTGGTTTCTTTGCTTTTGCTAGAAACTCTTTCTCTAGCTCATCAAATGGGGTTATGATGCTCGATGGGGAAATGTCTGAAATAGTGGCTGACGCAGGTACGATTTTTGCTTTGATTGCAGCAATATAGGTTAGAGCACTGCTGCCTATGTAAACACCGATGATAGATGTAGTGGACAAATAAAACCACGTCACTACATCTGTTAAGGACGCCATAATGGTGGGTTTTACAAAGAATAGCATGCTTGCAGTGAATGTCAGGATTGCCGCTAACGAAACCCATGCCATAAAGCGCCTCGCACGCCATCTTTGCGCTTCCAACTGAAGCAGCGACTTCTCTAGTAGATAAGTAACCTTGGCTCTTAAAATGGGGTCTGAAATGTTACTAGGATCAGGAAAGTTGGGTTGAGAATTGTCTGTCATGGGTTTGATCTCAAATTGCTGATGCTACGCTATCTTGTATGTAAGGAGGAGCGGCAGCAGAAGCTGATTGAATAGTTGTGTTGCGACTGATATTGGTGCCGCCTTGTTGAATTACGGTTGGAGAAGGTTGAGAAGCAGCTGATGCGACTTGCGGCTGTGGCTTCAAAGAATCCGTATCAAATCCTTTAGCAACAGCTTGCGCAAGGCTGATGCGTCTATCCATCATAGCCTCATTCGCGCCCATTCTTTCATAATCATTTGCTACCGATGCTGTTGCGTCCTGTATGTTTTTAGTTGACTTGATCTTGTCTCCGGCTTTCTTTTCTGAATGATTCAATTCCCAATTAACGAAGTCGAGTTGTTGTTCGAACCTTGATCCCTTTAGAGGGACTTTTTCTTGTCGTTCAAAATCATCAACTCGTGATCCTAACCACTGTGCTATGCCTCTTGCGCCACTCTTTGGATTGACTATATCAGGATCTAAGTTGCTTTCTTGTAATAGATTACCCACGATTGCCGCAGCTTGATCCTTCGACCAACCCTTACTTTGAAAGAATGCGATTGCTTTTTTAGCTCTTTCTTTTTCTTTGGATGTAAGTTTCTTGCCACCGCCTTTTCCCGAAGTACCCTCAAAATTAACATCATTGTGTCTTGCTGCTGCAAAAATATCTTCTTGTCCTGTATGGCTTAGTAGATCATGTAGCCCCATGACGCCGCCAAAGAATAATTTAGTTCCAAGTTTTCCTTTTCCTCCTGGGCCAAATACAGTAGCAACATCTGTGCCTATCTTTGCTCCTCGGTATAATTCGGGATGCCTCAATATATCAAACTGCATCTGGTCGCTCGTATGTTCTCTTCTCCAGTCTTTGATATCCTTGTTGGCTTGTTTAGCAGAGCCCATCTCCATGTCTGTAAAATCATTACTTTTGTTTTGTAAATAAGCACCAGCCGTGTTTGCGCCTAGATATTTCAATGCAGAGCCCGCATAGTTTAAAAGGCCACCACCAATCAGGCCTGCCCCTTGTTGGGACATTGTTACCGTGTCAGCACCAAAATCAAAAAGAGAAGAACCAATGCCTGCTTTAATTGCATCAAATTTTTGCCGTGTAGGGTCATTAACAGAAGCAATCTGTTTTTGAACATCTTCGGGCTTTAATTTTAACAATACTGCAATTTGATTAACGATTGCAGCTTGGTCTGCTTTACTTGACTTGTCAAATAATGACTTCAAGGCAGAGTAAATATCACCTGCTGCTCGTTCCTTCGAAACAGTCAAATCTTCTAGAAACCCCTTATTCTTTTGCAAACTATTCAGCACATCATCAACAAACATCTGGGCCCAACGCTTGCCATATTTGCTCTTGTATTCGCCGAATACCTTATCATGATCAGCCTTGTCTTGAACAGGATGAGATTTATCTTTGTCCTTGTTATCATTAAAGTGCGTCAGCGCATCCAACGTGGCTCCAGTAGCAAAAGCGCCTAATACAGCAATACCTGTGCCTTTGAGTGTCGCCATCCCTGCTGCGGTCGGATTACTTAATAGAGAGCCAAAGAAACCGCCTCTGCCTCCAGAAGAGGTATTTTCCAATCCCTGCGCTTCAGAACGACGCATCGCTGCGTTATGTGTTGAATATATTGCTTCAGAAACACTCCGAAATCCTGTGCCCATCAACCTCATGCTATTCTTTTCAGTTTGTAAGATCGACTCTAACAAGTTGATTATCTTGTTAAGTTTCCTGTTAGACACCCCTTCATTATTAGAAACACCTGAAGAACCTTTTAATCCTCTTGTGTCTTGAAAATCACCTTCATTTACGGTACTTGCAACATCTTCAGCAGACGTGATGGATGGCAGATCAATTCGGCCCGCAGGCGAAACATTGCCAGGATTTGGTACAGACTTGGTTCTTGAAGGACCAGGTTGTTGCGCACCATTGTGTTGTTGATCATCAGCATTATTGGAGTTTCCAGAAGATACAAGATTTTCTGCCGCAGCGCCAGCTGAAGCCGCAGCTGTGGTTTTGGCGGCGCTTTTAACAGCACTCGTAAATCGGCCTCTTGCATCACGCATGAATGTTCTGGCAGATTTATCGCTTTGCAATGCGTCGCCGACCTTAGATGCAACAGCATCCGCAGCTTTGCCTAAACCGCCGCTTTCTTTTACTACGGCAGCAACTGCGTCTGCATCTTTAATGATTGCTTCTGGATTTATTGCCATGGGTTATTGCTTCTTCTTCATTTCTTTAGTGATTAAATCCATGTATATGTCTCTTTCAAAAGGCAACCAACTTAGTATAGTTTCGTCGTTTATTTTTTGATAGAATCTTAGTACATTAACGGTGTTGTACCAATTTGAGATACTATTGTATCCCATCATCAGCCGAAAAAAGTTTTGATGCCACGGAGCCTCGTCGTGGTACCATCTGGCATATTAACATCCAGATAAACATAAGGAATATTGTCGATCCACTGTTCAATCTTATTCATTTGAGAAATGGATAGGGAATTTAGGAATGTTTCAATTTCTTCAGATGAATAATCTTTAAGGTCAAATACTTCCTCTCCTCTGAAGATGTTCTTGATAACAGAAGCCACCAAATTCGCTTTTTCAGATTCTGAATAAGTCTCCAAATCGGCATAGGTTGGATATTTCAAGACAACCCCGATCTTATCAGAGTCAGACAGCATGATCCGATTGCTTTGTTCAATAGGATAGCAAATTGCCACCTTGTTCAAATCAATTTGCATTCTGTGACTCTCGATTTCTATATCCAACATATTTGAAACAGAAATGGAACGCAGTTGAATAAACAACCATTCAATATCAAATGTTGAAAGATTGTCCACATCAATAGCATCAGCGCAGCAGTTGTTGATAACCTGCTTGGTTGCAAGAATAGGAGTGTCCTTTTCTGATGCGTTTGCCATCAACATGATCTTTTCTTCTTCAACCGTAAAAGGTCTGAATCTTAATTTTTTGTTTAAAGTAGGAACTGTAACTTCAACCAATGGGTGTTTGATTTGCGGCAAAGACATAATATCAGATTCCTATATTAAGACCAAGAGAAGCGACCGGATTGTTAATAACGTTATTTAAGGCCATCATGTCGCCCTGAACAATTCCGCTCACCATCTGAAGCTTTTGTGATATCTCGGCAACAGGTGATAAAATCGTTTGTAGTGACGAAGATAATGCTGAAGTTAATCCATTCAATCCTATGAAACCAGGTGAAAGCGAAAATAAGTCACCCATTGGGACGGGAGAATAGATATCGTTGTAGTAAGCTCCGTCTGGAACGATAGTGCCGGTGTCCCAATCAACCTGATTCTTGACGATAAAGAATGAACGATAGTTAAAGGGCACAACAAATTGCGCGATTTGAGATTGCCCTGCCCAGCTAAGGTTAACCTGCCCCATTCCAATAGGAAATGCATCAATGAACCTGCAACGGATGAGTTCTTGTGGGTTACCAGATTCGCTCATGTAAAACAAGTCTATGTCAGTTTTGTAATTGTCTGGGTACTGTACCAAACCGAATGGAGAGCCATTGACTGCGCTTTGTGGATCACCATATGTTACAACATTTCTAGTCCACTGATCAAAAAAGTCAATCGCGTTGCCTTCACCATCTGAATAAATGGTCAATGCTATATCAGGATGAGCGACTCCAATAGGATATTTACGCGTTGGGCCATAGCCCCACTTATTAACATCTGGAGCAAGGATGCTTATACCCGGCAACTGCGCTCCCGAACACAAGTAGCTCAAGAAGGATGTATTTTCACCTGCCCAGAAATTAGGAGGATAAACCATCATATAGAAAAATGAGTTTCTACTGAACCCCATTTTATTATTGCTTTTAAATTCTTCTATGTCGAACATGGTTAAATCCTGTGGTGGTTACTCTTTTTGCAGTTTGATTCGTGCCACCTGGTATTCATAGATTTTGTGGTTTCTAGTCCGCAATTGGAACATTTAACTAATTTTCTAGAAGAGTGCCATGATTTAGATATGTTCTTTTTATGTTCGTTAGAAAATTTACGGCCTTTCATTGTTATTTTCATGCGGCGAGAATGTTCTGGTCTCTTTTTGCCATAGAATGGATGATTCTTTCCCTTTTTAGATTCAGATAATATATTCTTGGTGCGCTCTGTATGATGTTTTCCTTTGAAAGGATTTAATTTGCGCTGTATTGCATACTTTGACATCTTTTGCCTTGTTTCTTGAGACACGACTCTGTTTTTCATGTATTCGGAAACCCCCTTTCTGGCGACTGCGTATTCTCGCGAATTGAGGTTCCTGCCAGTTGATCTCATTGTGAAAGCACCGACAGCAGCTTTCATCTTAATTTTGTCTTGCTCTTCCTCGCACATTCTCGTTAGAAGATAATGGCAGATGAAATGAACTCTTGATGGTATTCTCGCTATATTAGAAGTGTCATTACTCCCTCCCATACACTTTGGCACAATGTGGTGGTTCTCAAATGCTATGCCGTCTGTTTCTGAATTATTTGCATATTTGGCTATAATTTTATAATATAACTTTGTTGATAAACAATCAATAAATCTAGGGTGAATATTCATTTCTTCCTTCCATGATGTAATCCTGCGATTTGGTCAGATTGCGACCAGACGAATTGTTGAGATTGCTTTCTAAATCTAGCCACTGGAAGGAAAACGGCTATCTCCCAATTTTTTCTTTCAATGCGAATAAAATTAGAGCGAAGTTGTGATTTTAAATACATCTTTACACAAGGTTTATACAAATTGCTTGATGCTGCATGTTTAAGCATATTGTAAGTCAAAAACATCCTATTACCACTAGTAGTTTCGAATGATTGCAATAACATGTCTAATAATTTGATTCTTTTATATGGTTCTAAATAATGCAAATTGAGTCCAAGAAATTTTGCATTTCCAGCAGACGCGCCTTTATAGAATTCTAGTGGTATAACAAGAGGGAACAAGTCATAATAAGGCAATGTTGCATGATATTTCGGGAAATAATGAAATAAATATAAGTTTCCTGCGTCGTATTGGTTGATGCCTTGTTTGTAATTCTTGTAGTCACCATGCAGTTGTTGATCAGATATCCTGCCAGGTCGGTTAGAAACAGTATCAGCCAGCCATTTTATGGCCTGCTTGTTTTTTGCTTCTAAATTGACGTTCGTGGCTGTAGCTTCACGCCATATTTTATCGAAAATGCTTTCTAACGCCATTCTATTTTCCTAGGATCTCTTTTTCGGTCAGGATTATAAAATCCCATCCTCTTTGCTTACAATATGCTCTAGCTGCTGCCCATTTAGCATCATTCCTAGCATAGGTGTAAGCTTCTGTTATGTATCGTTTTGTCACTCTCGATTTTCTAATGGGTGGTTTGATTTCACTGCTTGGCTTTATTTCTACCATAATAGATTTGATTTTACCTTCTGAATCCTTTTTCTTGAAGAAAAAATCAGGAAAATAGCGATGCAGCTTATTGCCTCTTGATGGATCCCTATATGGAACGATAATTTCTTCCGAGGACCAGCCAATAATGGCTGGATGCTTGTCTAGGTAATTCATAAATGCTAGCTCAAGACTTGACCTGTAATAGATACGGGTCGGGTTTGACAAATACTTCTCTGGATGAATGGGAGAGTAACGACCCTGTAAGTATTGAGGCATTTGAAAAATCAAACTAAATACACTTGTCTTATTTAGGTTGGCTTTCCATGTCTGCAGTCCCTCCTTTCACCGCACCTAATTTCTCCAATCTTGTTGAGAAGCCTGGTGTTAATGTGCCTGACGTTTCAGTTTCGCCTGTTGAATTAGCAATGAGCGACACTCAAGATGGGGTCAGCCCTTCTTCAGCGATGCTGCGTTTTCCAGAAGAATCTATTCAATTTGGCACGCTGTTTCGTTTTGTAAAGTATGATTATCAGAGCCAGAAAACCAATACGAAATTCATTACAAGCATGAATGGAGCCTCTATCTCATTGCCTTTGCCTATGCAATTACAGATGCAGTTGGGCATGAATTACGCAGGGGTTGATACAGGTATTTTAGGATTCGCCACGAAGGCGGGTGCACAAATAGCAGAAGGTTTGAGGACATCGAATACTTCTTTAACAGAGGCAGGCGCAGAATTATTAAATGACGCAGGTAACACTGCGCAGTATGCATTAAGGAAGTTTGCCAGTAACAAGCTATTGGGAGGAGCCAGTGGAGAAGCCGCGATTGATCAGTTGTTAGGAAATGTAATCAATCCTTTCAACGTAGCAACTTTTCGTAATGTCAGCTCTCGTGCTTATCAATTATCATTCTTTTTGATAGCCACTTCTAAAGATGAATCTGATAAAATCAAGCAGATATGTGACGCATTCATGTATCACTCTTTACCATACAAAACGAAGGGAGCACAACCAGTCCAAGGGCAGACCTATTTCTTGAACATGCCCGATGAAGTGGAAATTTCATATTATGGCACCCAGTATCTGTATCAGTTTGCTAGAGCTGCTATCACTTCGGTTTCAGTAGATTATGCGCCCTTCGGTCAACCTTCATTCTTCGGTACTAGCAAAGCACCTACCGCCGTAATCTTGAATCTAGGCATCCAAGAAATTCAGCAGCTCGATCGTTCTGCGTTTCAAAATTACAAAGACACCACGCCCGCTGTAGATGAAGTAGCAAATACAGCATCTGCAAGTGATATCTTTCAACCTTCTAATCTTGGTGGCTGATAATGCCTGATTTCTTTGAAAACTTCCCCTTGATTACTGATGTTTACACGAATCGGCAATTAAGAAATATCACGTTGTCTGTTAAGATACCGCAAAGCATCATCAATGATAACAAGTTGTTCTATCCTTATCTCGTTAAAGAAGGCGAGACGCCTACAATTATTTCTTTTAACTACTACGGTAGCATCGATTTTGTATGGCTGATTGCTGCCGCGAACGATATCACAGACTTCACCAGCCAATGGGTCAAATCGCAGCCTGATTTCGATGCCTACATTGCTAACAAATATGGTTCGCAATTTACTGCACAATCTGAAATTGCTTATTACCAACACAAGACAGATTCTACCTATCCTTTAGTGACTCCGACGAGTTATGCTGCGTTTGCTTCTTCTAAACAGGTTCTGTTCAATGCTGTTTCATTTTATGATGATGAGTGGCAAACAAATGAGAACAAACGCCAGATTCAGTTGATTGATCGCAGCTTGGCCCCCAATTTGTTATTTGAATTAGATACGATGCTAAATCAATGAGTACACCCACGCTGCATTATCACAACCAAGGCAAAGTTGACGAATTCGCATATGGTCTTCAACTAGTCAAGAACGGAAGTGGCAGAATCATTGATATTGGCAGCATGGCGATGTCGATTGATGTTTATGAAAGCCTCAATAATATGTCAATGAGTATGGTCGTTGAGATTGTAGATGCTGCGAACGCTCTTGTAAACTATGGCATCCAACCCGGTGATCAATTGCATCTGTTGCTTTTCAATAAACAAAAAGACTCTCATAATGTTGATGTAATGTTGAGCATATTGACTATGCACAACAGCAACCGTATCAACAATTCTAAAGCACGTACATACAACATTTCAGCTGTTCACAAGAGTGCGTTGGCGAATAAGAAAGCAACCGTGGTGAAAGCATACAATGACAAGAGCAGCAGTATTGTCACAGATGTTTGTACGGACTTACTGGGAATTTCATCATCTAACTTGACTGTTGAACAAACCACAGAAACTTTGAAATACATCAGCACGATGCATGCTCCTTATGATTGCATCAAGTCTATCTGCCCTCATGCGGTGTCTTCTAAGAATGGACCAGGCCAGCAATTTTATTTCTACCAAGACTCTGATGGATTCTATTTCAAGAGCGTGAAAGGCATCATATCAGACGCTCAACAGGCTAATAACGTTTGGAATTACAATCTAAGTATTGACATGAATCAGTCTGGCGATCAATCTGATTTCTACCGCATCATCGATTATGTGCATCACGGAATTTCAAATCAGAACAATCGCATGTCCGGTGTCTTCGAGAGTGAGTTGATACAATTCAATCACATGAATCGCAGCATAAAATCTAAGACATTCAACTACAAGGATGATTATCAAGATGTGCAGCTGCTAGGTAAGAAGCCTGTGGTTGATTTGAGTCATAACTATCAAGATTGGGTGACGTCATCTAACAATAATATAATGGGAGTCAGGAGTTTTGTAGCAGTGAAAGGTGACCCATCGGCATATGGCATAGTAAACACCTATGCGGAAAACTTCCATAAAGCTATCACTCAACAGGGACTTTTTAAGCAGATCAACTATCATCTGCATTTGAATGGCAACGCGCAAATGCGCGCTGGGCATCTGATACAAGTTACGACGAATGAAATATCTGGCGTGACGCAACCTCGCCCTGATGCACTCATGAGCGGTACTTATTTGATCGTCAACCTGCACCATGCTGTACGTGTTGGCGAAGTATATAAGACTTTCATAGATGTGTGTAGCGATGGCCCAAGTAAGGACATCTATACTGAAACAGGATCACAGGTGCCAGCATGAACCAAGAAGCATTTACATATTGCTGGACTGATCATAGAGATAATATGCTTTATGTCGGATGGCATAAGGGCCGTCAAGATGACGAATATATCTGTTCTTCTAAGTGGATGTTAGGAGAATACAACAAGAGACCTTCTGATTTTTCAAGACAGATTATTGCGGAAGGAACACAAGATGATTGTTTAATGCTAGAAACAGCTATTTTGAATTCTGTTGATGCTAAACATAATTTTGATTATTACAACCAGCACAATGGAGACGGAAAATTTATTTGCAAAAAACATACTGCAGAGACGCTAAAAAAAATATCAGGGGAAAATGCATATTGGCACGGTAAAAAACAAAAATTAACCACTAGAGAAAAAATATCTATATCTAAAAGAGGGCAAAAATTACCAAAGGAAGCAAGAGAAAAAATATCATTGCGAGTACGAGGGAAAGGAAATCCTTTTTATGGTAAACATCATACAGAGGAAACTAGGCAAAGAATGCATAAACCGCATGGACCTCTTTCGCTTGAAACCAGAGTAAAAATGTCAGCATCCAAAAAAGGGAAACCATGGGTTAAACCAATTGTATCGTGCCCCCATTGTGGTAAAATTGGAGACTCTTCTAATTTACATAGATGGCATTTTGATAAATGTGGTAAAAGAAACACCAAGAAATGCCCTCACTGCGGAAAAGAAGGTTCAAACAATATGCACAGATATCATTTCGATAATTGTAAGGACAGACCATGACTTCAATTGTCCCTTTCTATGGTTTGGTTTGGTTTGTAGGTGTCATTGAAGACATAAATGATCCATTGGGGCTTAATCGTGTTCGTGTGAGGTGTTTGCATTTTCATACCGAAGATAGAACTTCTCTCCCCACGGATGAACTTCCTTGGGCAAGTATTCTTAACGGGGCAACCCACATGTCGGCTCCTAACTATTTACCGGGCGACTACGTTATGGGTGCGTTCTTAGATGGCAAACAGGCCCAACAACCAATAGTTTTAGGCTCATTAGATGGCATTCCGGGACCACAGGACAAGTCTCGTGGTTTCTCTGACCCTTCCGGCGTCTATCCCAAGGTAGTGAACAAGCCTACAACTTCGCCGCTGTCTCGGGCAGATCTATCAGCGAATAACCCCATTTCCTATACACGCGAAACAATAGTAAGTGGAGTGCCGACCGCATCTGGTGATAGTTGGTCAGAACCTAAGAGTGGATACAACGCAAAATATCCGCAGAATCACGTGATCCATACCGACGGTGGTAATGTAATCGAACTAGATGACACATCTGGTTCAGAACGTATTCAAATCTTTCATGCGTCTGGAACATTCACTGAAGTTCATCCAGATGGTAGTGTCGTTCATAGAGCAGTCGGTTCAAGATATGAAATAGCAGCCAATGATATGAACATCATGGTAGGAGGCGATTGCAATATCACGGCTACTGGAAACATGAATTTACTCGCAGGCAAAGATCTTACAATAGGTGGACAGAATATTACTATCAGCGCAGCTCAATCCTTGAAAGTTACCTCTCAACAAGAAGCGGATATTAAAAGCAGTGCACAGTTGAATATTGAAGGAACGGGTGTGAGTGTCAGTGCGGGCCCAACCTTTGCTGTAGACGCAGACTCTATTGAAATTGAATGCGGAGAAAGTCAGCCCGCACAAGGAGCAGACAAACCACCAACTGTTCCTGCTGTTAGCATCCCTAAATTTCAGTCTTGAAACCAATATAAATAATGATGATGAGCACTCCAATCTTTTCAGACTTTTCAACCGCTTTTTTGCAGAATCCTCTTTCAGGGGATTTAGGTATGGTTGTCAATGAGAATGCGGTTAGAGCTTCTTTGAAGAATCTTATCTTGACTAATCGTTATGAAAGACTGTTAGACCCTTACATTGGTACCAATCTTCAAGCGTTGCTATTTGAAACCCCTGACAGCGGCGTAACCAAGCTCATACAAGAATACATAAAGACGACTATCCAGAATTATGAACCGAGAGTGAATCTGATTGATGTTCAATGTGTTGCTTATCCTCAACAGAATGGATTTATGGCCACGATCAAATACAGCATTGCGCAATTTTCTAAAGTGCAAACGCTGTCATTACCTTTAACCAGAGTGCGTTGAGATGGCAAATACAACATCCGGCTTTCTAACTTCCAGCGAACTGGATTTTGATACGCTTAAACAGTCTTTGAAACTGTTTATGAGTCAACAGACTCTATTTAAAGACTGGAATTTTGAAGGGAGCAACATTTCGGTATTGCTTGATGTACTCACTTACAACAGCACGCTGAAAGCATTATATCTAAATCTCGTTGGTTCAGAAATGTTTATGGATTCATCGCAGTTGCGAGAGTCTATTGTTTCGCACGCTAAAGAGTTGAACTATTGTCCTGGCTCTCGTTCATCATCATTTGTTACCCTTGAAGTGCAGTTGGGCGGAAACAATATTCCTGGCGTCGTGGTATTGCCTACAGGGTTTGCTATTTCAGGCGTGGGTTCAAATGGATCATCTCTATCCTTTATCACGGAATCGCCGATTCTCTTGACGTCTGAAAACAACTGGACAGCCAATGTTGATTTCTATGAAGGCCGTCTGATTACGGAAACTTTCATATGCAACACAGCTGTAGGCAATTCAAGTCTTTACAACTTACAATCAGCCAACGTTGATACGACTTCTATTGCAATAAGTGTTCAGAATTCAGTTTCAGACACCACGACTGCCACTTGGGACTATTCTGCAGGCTTCTCAGGTGTAACATCAAACAGCAAAGTGTGGTTTCTTCAAGGATACAAAGACAACTACTATCAGGTTGTGTTTGGTAACGGAAAGATTGGTGCTTCACTCGTTCCTGGCAATATTATCACTGTCAATTATAGAGAAACATCTGGTATTGGCGGGAATGGCATCAAAAGCTTCAGTTCAATGTCGAACACCGGCTTAGTTGGTGTTACTGTATCTCTTACAGCAGCAGCTAATACTATAACCGCAGGTGGTTCAGAGCGCGAAACAGATGAAAGCATACAGTTCTCAGCGCCTCGTTACTACCAGACCCAGGGAAAGGCGATCACTGCTCCTGATTATAAAGAGCTGATTGGCACTCACTTTCCACAATTCTTGACTGTTGCAGCATACGGCGGAGAAGATGCTACCCCGCAGAAGCAATACGGAACCATACTGGTAAGCGGAAAGATCGCTGGCATTGATTTCATTCCTAACAATTTATCAGATGCGTTGATTGACTTCTTGCAGCCATTGATTCCATTAGGATTAACAGTTAAAGTGGTACAGCCTGACGTATATAACATAAATCTAAATTGTTCTGTGGCCTACAATCCATTGAAGACGACATTGACAGAAACAGAGCTTGAGGCGGCTGTTATTGGCAGTATCTTGCAGTATGACGCAGACACGTTAGAACTGTTTGAAGCGAGTTTCTGGGGCTCGCCGTTGGGCACGCAGATTAAGTCTCTTGATGCTTCTATCATCAGTGTTAATCTCAAGACTTCAATCGTCAAAGAGTTTATGCCTGTAGTTGGTGCGTCTTCAGGCTATTCATTTAACTATCAGAATGAGCTTTATTATCCTTTTAGTTCTCTGACTCTTTATCCATCAACATTCGAACCTGTCTTTTTGAGTTCAATTTTTTATTATGCTTCCAATACGCAAGCAATGATACGGGATAATGGTTTAGGCGTGTTGAATATTGTTTCCGCAACCAACAATGCTGTGGTTCTTTCTCCCTCTGTCGGCACGGTGGATTATCAGAGTGGTGAAGTTTCTATTTCTCCATTCATTATAAGCGGAATGATCTCAACTTCAAACACATTATCATTCACAGCACAGTTACCGAGTTCAGATGTTAATGCAGCAAGCAACCAGATTCTTTCTATTTTGCCAGAAAATATAACAGTGGATGTAATCGCCAAGAATGTCAACAGCTGATATCTTTTCTCTAGAAACAGATCAAGGGATTTATATCCCTCAACAGCTTCCTGCCATCTACAGGCAGAATGGGCCACTGTTTATTGTTTTTCTGCAGGCTTATTACACATGGTTGGGTCTAGAGGGAAATATAGACTATAAAGCGCAGACATTGATGCTCAATCGAGACATCGATAATACCTTACCAGAATTCTTGACTCATTTTGAAACTAAGTACCTAGCAGGCATTCCGCTAAGTGACTTTTCTGATGTAGAAGTAAGATCACTCGTAAAGAACATTAAGACCATCATCGGTTTGAAAGGCTCAACTGAAGGCATTCAGTATCTGTTTAATTCGCTGTATGGGGAAACAGTAAACGTCTACCGACCTGGCAATGACTTGTTTAAGACTTCCGATGGTAACTGGAGCGAAGAGAAGTACATCGAAATATCTTACAGCCCTATCTTGAAACAGGCAGAAGGACGAATCATAACAGGCGTTCAGTCTGGTGCAACAGCTTATGTTTATAGATATGAGCAAAGAATGCTTCCAAAAAGCAAGAGCTCCTATTTGCTGTATGTAAGCAATGTGTCTGGAACCTTCATTCCTGGCGAAGCTATAAAACTAGGAGGCATTCAAATGGATGCCTCTAATACACCTTATATTGTCGGTTCATTAGGTGGTATTGCTGTTTATCAAGGTGGCCTAGATTTTACTATCGGAGAGAATCTTTCGGTATTTTTGGATACGACTGAAAGCAATCCTGCTATTAATGCGATAGGTATTGTGTCTAGTGTACTTCCTAAGAGCGGCGTGGTTAACTTTTCAATCATTAATGGTGGTGCAGGCTATGTCAACAGTACGACGGATTCATTAGGATTTACAGACCAGTCTCTAACATTGACACAATCCAATACCAACCCCGGAGCAGGTGCGACGTTCGTCATTGGTTCTTTGTCCAATACATTTAGTGTCACCTGCAGCAATGATTTTATCTTAGCCTACGCAAACACCTTATTAAGCGCAAGTGCGTATGGTTTTCCAGCTGATCCTTCTGCAAACGTCGCAACACCATTAGAAGTGGCCTTGAATATTAAGACTATCGAAGTGGGTACTATTGATTCATTAGCTTCTGTTAACCCAGGAGCAGGCTATACGTCGCAGGTTAATGTTTCTGTCTTGAATCCTGTAATTGCCTCTTTACATTTGTTGGATAGTAATAATCAGATAGATGGTACAGATGCCAATATCATAGGCTATGCCTCTATTGGTACAGGCGCGATTGCTTCAATAACGATCAAGAATTCAGGTCTTGGTTATGTTGATGGAGAGCATTTAGGACTGACGAGTGCTAACAATCCTGGGGAGTTTGCTAACGGGATAGCGCAAATTTCTGGGGTTGGGTCTGGGTTTGGCAAATGGAAGAACACCCAAGGCTTCTTAGACTATGATAAATATTTACAAGACAGCTATTATTATCAGAATTACAGCTATGAAATTCAATCTGGGTTGTCTCCAGATCAGTACAAGAGCATTATAAAGAATGGCTGGCATGTTGCAGGGACGCAGATGTTCGGCAGAGTCATTCAAAATCAGTCCGCATCTTTTTCATGGCAACCTTCGCTTGAAATTTCTTAAGGCTTAAAGAATGTCACAAGATATCATACTTTCAGGATTTCCTCAAAATTTTAGTGCAGATACTGTTGCTTCAATGCAAGGAGGCATCGCTGATATTCAAGTGGCAGATGGTGGCCAGGCATACTCAAATGGAAATGCTATAACTTTTACAAGAGATGCCAATGATCCTATTTTGAGTCCGGATGCGGTCGCTACCATCTTAACAGATACAAGTGGTGCAGTGACTGTTGCTAATATAACCTCCGGAGGGTTATATAGCATTGCACCTGCGCTTTCTATTTCATCTAATACTGGAACAGGCGCCAATCTAGTTTGTACGATTGGAGCAGATGCGTATTATCTATTTGTAGGACGTTCTGAACCATTCGTAAATGAACCAACCCCAGATAATGTTAATACATCTATCAACGGGACTTTCTATGCTCCTTATCAGCAGATGATGATGGGCGAAAAGCTTGGGCCTAATACATTCATTATGATGGTTCCAAAAACGCAATGGACTAGCAACACAGTGTATGCGCAATATGATGACAAAGACTCAAACTTGTCTAACAGCATATTCTATATAGTAAACAACTCTGGTGTTGTGTACAAATGTTTGAATAACGCGCAGGGAATGCCAAGCTTTGTGCAACCTACAAACAATGCACCAGAATCATTTCCGCCTGTATTATCAGATGGTTATCAGTGGATGTATCTCTATACGCTTCCACCCACTCAACCTTATTCAACAACATCAATGATGCCTGTTTATCAAGAGTCCAACACAGCACAACAGGCTGTGGATGGGGCCATTTATAGCATCGTTGTAGAAAGTTCAGGTTCAAATTATCCTGAATCTACTGGTACCATTGTTTCAACCAATGCGAATGGTGCAGGCAGTATCTTCTTGTCTGACCAACCCAATCCTTATGTTAACTATTACCAGGGATGCTATCTAACCGTTTGGGGTAATGGTGGCACAGTCAACAACTTTGCTATCTTGAGCTCTGTGTCTGCAGGAGCATATCAGCAGGTCACTGTTGCAGGTTCATTCAGTGCCAACCAGATCAATGCAGGCTATCAATATCAGATCGGCCCTGCTGTTCAGGTTTTAGGGGATGGAACAGGGTTTAGTGCATATGCATCGGTTGCAAATACCAACGGCGGTATTGCTGATGTCACTGTTCTTAATCCGGGTTCTGGCTATCACTTCGCAATCGCCCAGATTCAAACTCCGAGCGTGTTCGGGGCTAACGCAAGCTTAAGAGCTATCATTAGCCCAGCTGGTGGTCATGGTTCTAACGTAGCATCAGAGTTGTTTGCCAACACCATCGGTATCACAGGTATTCTATCTAACACTGACTCTAAATTTGCGCTCGGCTTAGCCAACACCACTTTCAAGTATCGCTCTGCAGGCATACTGAAGAATCCTAGCTTCTATCAGAACACTACGCCTTACACCGCTATATCCTTCAATCAGCGTGTTTCAATGACTTTCGCTACAGGTGGTGGTTCATTTTATGAGGTTGGAGAAACCTTGCAAGGTTCTGCTGAAGGTGGTGTGGTTGTGGTAGCAGCTGCGAACGCTGCAACTTGGACTGTTGATGTAACAGGATGGAAAGGTAATATCCAAGTCGGGGAGACTTTAACAGGTCTTACTTCTGGTGTAGAACTCACGCTAAATAACATCTATGGAGCACCTGACTTACAACCTTACAGTGGTGAAATCTTGTACTTGAGTAATTTCACCCCTATCACCCATGATCCCGCTACACCATCTGACACCTTTCACATCTTATTGAGTCCTTGAACTAATGCCCTCTAATTTCGATCCATCTGTGCAGAATCTATTAGCTGCGGCTCCATTCTTTGATGATTTTGACTCAACAAAGAACTATTACAGGATTTTGTTTAGGCCGGGCGTGGCTGTTCAAACCAGAGAAGTCAATCAATTACAGACGATGGCTCAAAACCAGTTGTCCGAATTCGCTTCGACGGTTTACAAGAATGGCAGTGTTGTAGAAGGATGCTCTATTGAATACATTCCTAACCTAGAGTGGATCGCTCTTGCAGATCATTTCGTTAACAGTTCATCTTTGTCTCAAGAGGATCCTTCTCTAACAGGTGCTGTAGTTGTTGGTAATACTTCAGGGGTACAAGCTTACTTAGTAGCAACCCAAGCAGGCTTTGCTTCTCAGAACCCAGGCAAGTTCTTCATCCGCTACACTGCTCCAGGAGCAACAGGCAATACTAAATTCCTGCCTGGAGAGTATTTGAATGTTTACAGCTCTAACACATCCTATGTAGAAGACATTGTTTTAACTTGCAATTCTTCTGTAGCAGGTTTTGTTGGATCAGTTGGCGATGTAGTGCAGTGTGTTCAAACAGGCAATACAGCCAACGTGCTTGCAACCGGCGTGATTGTTTCTGTTAATACATCTGCGCAGACTATTATCGTTAACAATATTCAAGACTTCTTCCAAACTGGGCAGTCCTTGATATTGTTGAACACTCCATCCACCAACACAGGTATCAACAGCTTTGTGTATGATACAGGAGCACTGATTGGTTCCATTAACATGTTGTGCTCTGGCTCTGATCCTTACATTGCAGCCCCAGCAAATGGAGTATTGACAACCAACGCTTCATTCACCAACACAGATGCCTCTGGTTATTCTTATGGTGCCTATGTATCAGAAGGCGTAGTGTATCAATCTGGGTTCTTCGTAAATGTTGATCCGCAGACTATCGTTGTCAACCCAAATACAGCCTCGCCTGCTAATTATTCATTAGGATTTGTAACATCATCAACCATTATTACTGAAGACATTGATTCTTCATTGAATGACAACGCGCTGGGTTATCCTAACTTCAACGCACCAGGTGCTTATCGTTTGAAGTTGACAGCCAATCTTGTTTCAGTTCTCACATCATCATTGGCTTCAAACAGCTCCTTTTTCCCTATTGTGCAATTTTCCAATACCGGCGCAGTATTTGAAAAGCTTGATCCGCAATACAGTGCTTTGGGAGATGCTTTAGCTGAAAGAACCTATGATGAAGCAGGTCATTTCATCATTCAACCCTTCTTAGTTTCATCTAATACTAACCCTGCTGATGCCAATAGTGTTCTTTTGACAGTACAACCAGGATTGGCTTATGTTGAAGGTGAACGCATCCAGATGCTGTCAAGCTTAGATGTTGTTGAACGTCGAGGCACAGACACGCAATCATCTAATAATATTGTTGTGACCACTTCTTATGGCAACTATGTAACGGTTGATCAATTGGTTGGCTATTTCCCGCAAGATACTCAAGTGGCGTTGTATAATACTGTTCAAACAGCAGTGTCCAGTGGTAAGACTTCTTCAACTGCGCCAACAGGTAGCCAGATTGGTACTGCAACCCTACGCAGTCTGATTTCTACTCAACCTCTGCAGGGTGAACCAAATAGCGTCTTCAATGCTTATCTATTTGATGTTGCAATGTCGAATAGCAGCATTTCGTTCTCTTCTGTAAAAAGTATTGTGTATGTTTCTTCAGGCAATAACGCCTTCGCTGACATTTCAGTTAGCAACGCAGCGTTGATTGATTCTGCTTATACCCCGTTGTTGTTCTCACTCGGCTCAAGTGCCACCAAGAGCCTCGTAAATTCAAATGGAACAGCAGACAGCAGTTATTACTTCATGGCCAGCACACCTGTGTCTATGGACACAACTGGCAAGATTTCATTCGCCGTTCCCGTGTCGGGGGAGCAGCTTGGTTTTGGTACAGGTGTAGCAACGCAATCTGAATTGCAATACATCACCTTGACCATGACTTCAAACACCCATAGTGCTAACATCGCCACCAACGCGGTGACTTCTGCTAATGGTCTTATCACGTGCTCTGCCCCAGCTATTGGTAATTCAGTATTCTATCCAGGAGATGTGGTAGGAACCACAAGTGGTTCTTGGTTGGTAACTTCTGTGATCAACTCAACTGCGTTGCAAACAACCTGCACGGTAGCGAACGCTGCTGCTACCATCTGGCGTGTTGAACAACAGGGGCGTACTGTTCCGCTTGATGGTATCACTCGTAATGTAACATTCAGCAACACCACTGCAGGCTTTGCGAATGTAGGATTGGGCTACACGGGCACATCCAATGCTGTGATGACCTTTTATGCACTGCGCACAAATGCCACCCAAACCGCAAAGCAGGTCAATCGTTCAACCACCGTTTTGATCAGACCTAGTGCCAATGGTTCTGATAGTGGCCCATGGTGCTTGGGTATTCCTGATGTATTGAACACCGTTGCTGTTTATAAGATGTCTTCAGCAAATGTAACCGATGTGTCTGAAAACTACATCAATGACTTTATTATCGATGATGGCGAACGCGACGGTTACTATGAATTGGCTTCAATGGTATTATCGCCAACTGCCAATGTCGCTTCATATGCTAACCAGACTTTGGTTGTGTTGTTAGACCACTTCACTCCTAATAATTCTACCGGATCAGGTTTCTTCAGCATTGATAGTTATCCGGTTGATGATACTGTTTCCGCTAATACTGCGACTACAATCAAAACGGCTGAAATTCCTGTGTATTGGTCTAGTTCTCAACAAACATCTTATAATTTGAGAGACTGTGTTGATTTTAGACCTTATAAGACCGCAACTGCTAATATCGGTAATTCGCTTTCAACTGCAACCTTGAACCCAGCGACATCTGCTACATTCGATGCTAGAACAACAGGCCAGACGCCATTCCCTTCAGGTAACTTCATTTGTAATGCCACTCATTACATCGGAAGAAAAGACCTATTGTTGTTGAGCTCATCCGGTTCATTTAACATCGCTGAAGGCGTACCCTCATTAAATCCTCGCACTCCTACATATGACGCCAATACTAACTTGTCTTTGGCTTCAATTGATGTGCCTCCATATCCTTCTTTGCCTTCTAATGAGCAAAAGCTATATCCAAACGCACCTACTGACTACAACATGATTTTGTCGTTGCAGAATCATAGACGTTACACGATGCGTGATATTTCGTCATTGGATCAGCGTATTTCTCAGCTTGAATATTATGTGACATTGAATACCTTGGAGAACGCTGCCGCTTCAACTACAACCATCAATGGTAATGGCCAGCAACAATTCCAGAATGGTATCTTTGTTGACCCGATGTCATCTCATGCGTTTGGCCGTACAGACTTGCCGCAGTATCAAATTGCTATTGATACCCAAAACAGCTATGCAAGACCTCTGTTTTATCCTTGGTTTATAGAACTGCAATTCAGTAACACTGCTTCACAGAATATTCAGCAGACAGGCGATTCATTGTCTATCGCGTATAGTTCAGTTCCGCATATTTCCCAGAACTATGCTACAGATCAACGTTTCTTGTCTGGTATGCCACCGAGCTTTGCGGGTGATATGAAGATCTATCCAGATTTCTGGAGCGAGATTGAAACATTTGGCCCTGCAGCTTCAATATCATCAGATGGCACCCCATCAACTAGTGCGCTTGCACAGATGGCTGGTCCTCCTTTGACGATGAATTTCGGATGGTGGCGTCAGTCTGTTTCTACTTCTCTGGCATCTGCTTCTAACACTGCTTCAAATTCACTGCGCAGCGCGACTATCTTGAGTGGTAATGAAAATAGCCCAAGCAGCTATTCAATCAATGATAACACTTACATTGATGTATCTATTCAATCTTACATTTCAACCAAGCAACTGGCTATTATTTCAAGCGGATTGAAGCCTTACACGCAATTCAATATTTACATTGACAGTGTACTTGCCAATCAATGGGCTGCTCCTGGAACCTACAACACTTCAGGGAGCACTTCTGACGATAGCTTGGTAACAAGATCAGCAACATGGGGTAATGTGCTGCAATCTGATTCACGTGGTAATCTGTATGCCAAATTAAGCATCCCATCCAACTATTTCGTTGGTGGACAGCATGTGGTAACATTATTAGATGCAGCTATTGATGCAGTAACAGATGAGCCTGTATCGGGCGCAGCAGCTGTGTTTATCGCTGATGTGGTGTATAAGGTTCCACCACCAGCTCCACCGCCTTCTCCGCCACCCCCTCCTTCTCCGCAGCCGGTGAAAGCAAATACAGCTCCGGTAGCCGCGTTTACATTAGAGTCGGGCACGGAATCACTTTCAACAGTGTCTCCTACTTTCCCAACTTTGTCTTTCACGGACACATCTGTTGCGGGTAGCAATCCTATCAGTCAATGGATATGGAGCTTTGGTGATGGTACAACACAGACTGTTACATCAGCAGGCCAGACTGTATCACATACTTATTCTGGTATGTTGACTAACACACAGCAAATAAATGTTACATTAACAGTAAAAGACTCTACAGGATTAACTTCTTCAGTCGTAACTTCTTATCAGTTGAGTAGACGCATACCTGCTTTGCCGCCACCTTCTCCAACGATTGTTCCAAGTATTACAGCATTCCTTGAAGTCACAGGAGCACCACCACCAGCTGGTAATGTGTGGACAACCCAGTTGAGGAGTTTGGTGTCTGACAGTGCGGTAGCATCAGCAGGTTTCGGTGTAGTGTTCCAAGCTTCTGTTTCTAATAATGTACCAGGAGCATACTGGACGTGGTCTATTACACCTATTTCCGGCGCAAACACCGTCAACAACAACACTTGGAATGCACCAGCAAATAACCAGTTCTGGACATTCTTAGAAGGAGGCGGAAGCAGCAATGTGAGTTCTAAGTTCTCAGTCAAGGCAACTTACATGAATTCTGGAGTTTCTCCAAATCCTAATGTAAGCACCACGATGACGATGACAGCATTAACGCAGGTACTACAACCCGTCTACACCGGTGGCGGTGGCGGTTGTGCAGACATCAACTCTTACACGCCAACAGATAACAAGTTGATTGGCGAGTACATGGAAAATGATTTGATCCAAGTCTGCCGTCACAAAGACTTGAATGTAGTGTCTAGAAGGATCAGCCGTGCATTCCAGAGCATGCAACCTTGCTATCGCTTGCATATGGCTTCTGGAGCCACTGTTGTTATTTCTGCAAGCACGCCGCTTGAAGGAAGAGATTTTGAAAGGTTCTTGCCTATAGATGCCTTAAATAAGCAGTTACCTGTAATGGACGCAAGAACACCAGGCAAAATGCCTTACGTATTCTGGGATACTATTGCAGAAATTGAACCTGTTGAAGCAAGACTCGTTAACAGAATTTCAATTTCAGGGCAGGATTTGAATTACTGGGCAGGTGAGCAGAAAGGCTTCTATGTTTCCGTTCACAACATGTTGAATTCACGTATGACCATTAAGAAAAACTGAGAAATGACATAAATGGCAACTCAAAATCAAACATCCGTTAACTATGCTAATGCCTCAATCGCGCAAACTTTTACAATTTCGACGCCAGCAGGCATATCAGGTATATACATAAGAGACATTGCGTTGTTCTTCAGTGCAGTTTCTTCGTCTTTCGGAGTTCAGCTTCAATTGGTGAATCTCAACAAAGGTTTGCCAGACGTCTCCAATCCTGTTTTAGGAGCAACATGCCGCTTGCAACCATCGCAGGTTACAGCTTCAAGCAATGGTACAGCACAAACAGTGTTTTCATTCAATCGCTTGGTATTCTTGCAATCTAATACCTCTTATGCGATGGTGATTAAGCCTTTAGGCGCAACTCCTGATTACCAGATTTGGACAGCTGCGGCTGGAGATGTAGATATCAGTACAGGTTCATTAGTGGCTTCAAACCCAGCTAGTGGTTCATTATACTATGCTAAGAATTCAAGTGTATGGTCTGAAATTCCGAATGAAGACTTGAAGTATATTGTCTATCGTGCCCAGTTTAATATCGCAAACACGGCATATGCCGGCTTGGTGAAGAGCAACACTGAAATCTTAGTGCTATCAAACACCAACTTCTTGAGTGGTCCTGTGGATATCGTTGCAGGTGATGAAGTATATGGACTGGCAGCAGGCAATCTAGCCAATACATCTATCTATGCTAAAATATCTAAGTATGATATTGCGAACCGATTGTTGTATTGTTACAACAGCACGGGTAATTTTGCCAATGGCCAGACTGTTCAGATTGTAAGGGCACCTGTTGAGGGTAGTTTGAATAATGCTTATCTGCAAGCTCTTTCTACCATCCAGAGCGTGTATGATGTTAGAACAGATGGTTTGACAGCAAAGATTGGAAGCCCAACTGATAGTATGACCGGTATTTCATATCAGTTCTTGGGGACTACTAAACCCAATGGCACAACACCTGTCCTAGACAGCGCATGGACAACGGTGCCTATTCAAACAGAATATCAATTTGTAGACGCTACGCATTATGCCTTGAGTAAATCCAATGAAGTCGCTTCATTAGGTTCTTCTTCGTCAACACAGTTGCGTGTTAATATGAGCTCCAACACTGATTATCTGTCGCCTATTGTTGATACCAAAGAGCATTCTCTGATTGTGTATAGCAACCAGATTAACGCTAACACGGCTGGAGAATATGGAGATTTGGGAGACGCATTGACAAGATACATCAGTGAAACAATTGTTCTGGCGGAAGGAATGGATGCTGAGACCTTGAATGTTTGGATTGACGCATACAAACCTGCTGGTACAGAAGTGTATGCCTATGCAAAGATATGGAATGCAGAAGATCCTACTTCTTTTGATTCAGAGTTATGGACGCAGTTGGTTCAGACGTCTAATCTTGGTGTATATTCTGATCCTAAGAACACGGAAGATTACAGAGAATATGCCTTCACCTTTGATACTGCTACTCCAACCATGAATGGTATTGCATGGCAGCCAGTGTCTAACGGGGCACCACAGTCTGTTCAATACCAGAACGCAAACGGATTATTTGTTGGATTCAAAGCATTCGCTGTCAAGATCATCTTAGCAGTGGATGGTACTAACACCAACTTAGTTCCTAGGCTGAACGACGTCAGAGCTCTAGCATTGACTCTATAACTTATGGAAAAGGAATGCATCTTTAGAGCTACAGAATATCCTGATTTCATTGTTGATCGTCAACATAGCGTATTACTGAACACCAATAAAAGCAAGCTTGAAGCATACAAAATTGAGCGTAAGCGATTGCAAGAAGCCAAACTAAATAATACTAGACTTGATAGGCTCGAACAAAGCTTAGATGAAATCAGGCAACTCTTGAAGGATTTAACTCGTGGCAATTAATTCTAACACCATCTGGCAAGTGAATACGGGTTCAACTTTCTCTGGATGGTTGAACAACACCAACTTGTCCGCTAATGCACTTAACAATGTGGTGCTAACATCAGACACTTCAATTGCTAACAGCACGCAGTTTGGTGGCAACAATTATGTAGCTACGGTTGGTACAGTAACACATAATGGCAACATTGCTCTCTATACATTGGTTGCTAATGTAATCACCACATCATCAGGCAATCTTACATTTCAAAGTACAGCTGTTATATTAGATTCCACCAGCTCCTTGAAGTCAAAAGGCCCCATCACATCAAATGGTGCCGTGACAGTTTCAAACACTTTGAGTGTTTCAGGCAACACAACGATCAATGCGCTGTCTGTTTCTGCTAATGCTAGCTTTACAGGCCTTTTGACTGTCACAGCAAATGCTACAAGCAATTTGGTTACGGTAGGCAATACAAGCGCATCTGCTAATGTGGTTGTTTATGGCAACATATATGCTACAGGTAATATTCAGGGTTTCCAGCCATCAGACGCTAGATTGAAAGACAATGTTAAACCCATTAGCAATGACCTGATCAATTCGGTGCTGAATGATTTGCCTGCTGTTGAATTTGATTGGAATGAATTGGCAGGCAGGTTGGCAGGCAGTCATAGCCATGGTGTAATTGCTCAAGATCTTCAAAAAATCATTCCTTATGCCGTAGGTAATGAAGGGGATGGTTATCTAGGAGTGAATTATATCGCCTTGGTGCCCGTGTTGTTGGCAATTTTGCAGAACCAACAGAGGCAGATTGATAGATTAACGAAAGAGCTTCACCCTACTCCTTATCAGGCTGGCTCGGATTATTCGAATGCTTGATTTCCTTCCAATTCGCCTTGATTTAGTCATACCGCAAGGTGTATCCCTTAATAGAACAGTATGGAATGCCAGAACAGGATCAGGCGCAGTTGTTGATTTATCCAACGCGAATGGCAGCTGCTTTATTTCGACTTCTCCGATGATTTGGCAGAATGCTACTCCAACGATGTATAGTTTGAATGTCAGCACAGACTTGAATGGTGCGATCACTCTCGTTGCAAATTCTTCTGTTATGCAAACCATTCCAGCCGGAAACTTCGTTTACAACGTTATTCTGCAAGACCCATCAGACAACAGCACTATGAAAGCCTTGTATGGCGTGATGCAGATTGAACCTATAGTTATGACTGGTATGCCTCCTGTTATTGTTGATGGAGAAAGCAATAGCACCCCCATTATGAATGAGTAAGGAAAATGCCAGTCAATACTTCCTTCTCAGGCATAAATCAGCAACTCGACCTTAGTAATACAGCGCCGATCACCATTGATGATACGTTGGTGAGGGCGTTGACGGGGTTGTCGCAAGATATACCATCTGCTTCTCCTATTAGTTTTGCTGACCTTGCTGGTAAGTTGGGCGTGGGACCAATCATAGGACCAATCAGCAACAGCCAAGCGAGTTATTTCACCACTAATGCTGTAGCCAACCTGCAATTCGTAACTGACATCTATCAGGCGAACATTGTTTGGTCTTACAGTCAGATATCTGGAGATGCGGTAACATTTACAAGTAATGCTTCCAATGCTGCTGTACTGCTTTCTAGATCAACAATCGGCAACAGTTCAGCCAACGTGGGTGTAACTGCGACGCTTTATTATGGCAATACATTGATCGGAAGCAATACAGTCTATGTAAATTTACAGGCGACGGTATATAATTCCAATCTAGTGTTCACTTCTGCACCGACTGGATTTGTTGCAATCGCGAATGGCTATGCAGCTCAAACCGCATTACTTAGCGTCACTGCGCAAGCGAACGTCCCCAACGGAACCATACAGTGGTCTGTAACACCCAATACCGCTGGTGCAGTATCAATCAATGGAAACACGGTAACGCTAAGTGCGTCATCTGCTAAGGCTGGGGTGGTCAACAGCTCCTCATACCAGTTGTCAGCGACCGTCCTGTCTAATGGACAACCCGTAGTTGGCGCAGGTGGTGGTGTAACAGCGAATGTCACTGCTTACATGTATTCCGGTGATTTCATTTTTACTGCGCCTGCTAATGTTGCTACAGCTTCAAACACTGGGCCATTGACGATTTCTGCGCCTTTTACTGCATCCGGTAATGCACCAGGAACGGTGATAACTTGGGGAAGCAGCGTAGTTTCTGGAAGCACTCCTACTTTCACAGTCGCTTCTGGGAATTTGTCGGCCAATCTTTCCTTGTTGATTTCCCCTAACAATTCTGTCTATGGGGCTGCTAATACGGTTGTTACAGTCACAGCCAACATGTATTCAGACGCTACATTAACAACATTGGTGAGTTCGCATTCCGCTAATGTTTCGCTGCAAGGATTGGTGTATGGGATGTCTTACAGCCCGCCACCTACGAGCAATATAGTCACAGGTTTTACTGCTCAAACAGCATCCTCAAGTGCCTCTGCAACTTATCAGGCAGGTACATTTAATTGGTCCTACAGTTCAACTTCAGGGATTGCTTCAATCACTAAAACGAATGGATCGCCTGGCGGTACAGGTGCTTCTATTTCATTCGTTGATTCTGTTTCAGGATCAGTGGGTAGCAATGCTTCATCTTGGATCGTTACTCCTACCCTATCCTATGGCTCAATCACGATAACAGGCTCATCCACTAATGCTGCGTTATCAGCAACAGTACAACCCTACAGTCTGGTCATCAATGGTGCCACTTCCAACACGCAATATGCTAACAATGGTCCATTGACTTGCCAAGTGGGATTGAGTGTTTCAGGCAATACACCACCCGGCACTAACGTGGTTTGGTCAGCATCACAGGTTTCTGGTTCAGCTGCAACATTTGCCGCTGCGGGAGACAATCAAAGTTCTACATTGACGCTTTCTTTAGATGCTAATACCTTTACATTCGCTAATGCCGTCTACAACGTCACAGCTAATTGTTATGATACCTCAACCGGCTGGTCATTAAATTCAAACACAAGAACGGTAACACTGAACATTGGTACTTATGGCTTAACCACTTCAGTCTTGCCTGTTTCTAATACACAATCTGGATATACTGCTCAAACAGCAACAGCATCTGCCACTGCTTCTGTTAAAGCAGGCACATTTGCCTGGTGGTATGCTAACACTACTGGAGTAGCTCCTACATTTTCATTAAATGGTGTTGCTAATTCTTCTACAGGTACTTGGACACAGAAAACAACTTCTCCTCTTACTAATACAGTCACAGAACAGTGGCAGATCGCAGTCTACAGCCCTGCCAATACGACTTTCCCTATTTTTGTAACAGCTGCTCAAACTTTTAG